CATCCCTGGTGTTTAGGGTTCTCCTGGATTCCCAAGTACTCGACATACTCTGCACATCCCCTGGTCACATATGTGTATCGTGGATCTACAACAGTCTGTTTCAGACGGCTGGTAGATGCGTATGCCTGCAGGTGCTGAATCTGTGCCCGGATGCCTTCGGCTGGGGTCTTGAAACTGTTGCCTTTTACTCCATTCTTGGTCACTCCCATTCCACAGAAATTATTCTGGTCCAGGGTAACTGCTGACTCTGAGAATGTGAAGTTGCCTGTTTCCAGACAGCTCTGAGCAAAGGCAATGTCACCTCTTACTCCCTCGATTGCTCCTTCAGAAATGTACAACGGAATCATCTTGATAACCGAATCGGGCGCCTTTGGATTAACTTTTTTGATATAGGTCTGCATCTGCGTTACGGTAGCTGCAGCCTGTCCCATAATCTTTAGCATTTGTATTCCTCCACTAAAAAGAGGACGATCACTCGCCCTCTGAATCTTTATATTTCGTTCTATCCCAGATACTCTTGACTTTTTCCCAACCGCCTGTTGCCACTAAATAAACTACGAATGCGGCAATAAAAGAAGCAAATATATAATACCAGGTGATTACCATCTTATAATATGTACATAAGATGACCAGTGCCACCGGGCAGAGAATCAGCGATGTGACCAGTGCCACAATACTCGTTGGAATCTTATTGATCCCAGGCATCTCCTTAATTACCTGCACGATAATCGATACCAGAAATGCAAGCACTCCGATCAGTGCCAGTCCATAGGTTACATACTGCATCATTACGTTAATATCCATATTCATTCTCCTTTTCGCTTGATATGCAGTTCTTCAATTTCCTGTTTCATTTTTGTTACCATCCCGTTCCCGCCCAGTGCATGATATGCATCATACATCTCACAGAAATTCTGATATGCATATGATGGGATGTCACCCAGCTGCATATATTTCGCATGATACTCGATCAGCTGTGTACGGAGCAGGAGCATTGTACCTTTACTGTTGGCATCCCTGTCTTTTTTCTGATTCTTCAAAAGCCATACAATATATCCCAACAGGGCCGGTAATACAATAGTATATGTCTGCATGAGTATTTCTTTCACTTTTTCACACTTTCTCCGGTTGCGCCGGCGCAATTTTAAGTAAAATAAATAGAGCCTCACGGCTCCGCTCTGATTCTCTCCATATATTGTCCTCAAATTCGTTCTTTTGTCTGATCTTCTATTGCTTTTACGTGATTAAGCATATCACCTACAGCATAAAATGTTGGTGCTTTTACATTTCTTTTTACAATAGCACCATTGTCATCTACCTCGTTATAAGTAGTAGTAATGGAATATTCTCCACCCTGATTGATGATGCTGATAATCTTAATTACTTTCATTGATCAATTCCTCCATTTCTTTGTCGTAGTCTTCGACAATCGTGTCGATAATAATGTTATAGTCCTTCTGGGCATCTCTGGCATCTTTCTGCGCTGCTTCCTGTACTTCTTTCTCGTCTAGTCGCAAGTGTTCAAAGCTTTTCTGGATACACTTAACCTCCCAGGAAAACTTTAAATTCGGTGTCCCCTTCACCATAAAATACTCCGTATCCTTTTCTTCTATCCATATATCACCATCTCCTTCCTTCTGCAGAAATACCTGATACTCAATTCCGGAATTTATTGTTTCCGAAAATGCCGGATCTATATCAACAATCGCGATTCCTCTATCATTGGTCTTCCCACAACCAAGATCTCCAAACATTGGTGTCGGAGTTTCGTAGCAGTACAATAGCCGATCAGAGAAATTCTCCGTTCGGGCTACGCGTGATTTGGTTCCACGGACTTCTAGGTTTCCTTGGAGTTTGATTGCATCTTCGCCATCGTCTGAAAAAGAATCATAAAACTGAATACGGGATGAAGACCCTGCACTGATAAGCAATGCAGCGTCTCCTCCAACAATGCCACCATCAACAGTCAAATAGTTTGTCCTTGTCCCATCTGGTGACAATTCAGTTATATGGTCATCATCGTCATCATTGAAATATATTCGGTCATTTGCCGGATCTAAAGTTAATTTCTGATCATTAGATTTTATAATCCCGTCTTTAACTGTCCAACCACCCAGAGTTCCATATGTAGCCACGAATGAACCGTCTGTGAGAATCTGGAAATAATTATTTGCCGTAACCAGTCCATTAAAATTGATTTTGTTTGCACTAATAGAAACCTTTTCAGAAGACTGATTGATTGATGAAATGATTCCATTCTTAGATACTTTAGATTCAATAGAACTCTGAAGGATATTTATCTGGCTATGTGTTGATTCTATGATATCCTGCTTTATCTGAACATTTGTTACATAAAGAACAGATGCGTTAGAAGATGTCACAAATTGAATGGTATGTTTTCCTTTTTTCAGTTTTACATCAACTGAAAATTCTTTCCATTCCTCAGACATTTCCGATGAATAAAATGTTTTGATTGTAGTATCGTCAATTTTTATATTTAGTGCAACCTTTTCAGGACTAGCAGCCTCAAATATTATCGTATTAGATTCATCTGCATCAACCGTATAATCATAATTCATCCAAATTGAATTCCCAGAAACCAGATAAGCACATGTTTTTCCTAAGTGAGTTGTACGAGGTTTTTTGTCGGCATATGCAACCCAGCCAGTAAATGTTTCAAATGTTCCATTTTTACAATAATTAGTACCATATATTTTTTCACGCACATCTAGTTTGATTTGATCAGTCTTCTGGTCAATCATGCTCTTCGTTTGCTCTGTGGTCGAATATCCACTAAGCGTATCAGTCTTAACATAAGTTTCTGATACCGCAGTGCTTAATCCATCTACCTGTGCTTTTACATAAGTTTGCATTGATTTGGTGGTGCTATAGTCATCATTAATTGTTGTAGACAACTGCTGTAGTTCCCCTGAAAATCCATCTACTGCGGATTTATATTCACCAACTTTTGTATCCAGAGAAGTATACTGTTTGCTTACAGCGTCATATTTTCCCGTTACATCTGTATACAATTTTTCCAGACCGCTTACCGTCTGCTCTGCCGAATACAGACGGCTGTACATGGTTTTATTGCCATTTCGAAGCTCTGTCAGTTCACTCTCTGAAATTAAAGCACTGATCTTGCCCTGTTCAACTTTAAAGCTTGTTTCCAACCCTTGGAATCTTTTCAGTGTACCGGATGGAGCAAACAGTGTTATTTCTTTTATAAATCTCAAAGCATTTCCCTCCTTTCGAAAAATGCATAATAAAAGACATCCGTGTGGATGCCCTTTAGCATGGATTTTTCTTTTCTTTATAAAATAGTAACACCTGGGTCAGCGTTGGAACATATGATATTCCGGCAAACGACACAGATATATCAATCCAAATTCCTAGTAATGCAAAAGAAATACTATTGTTTGTAGGGTCGAAAAACGAACAGCAAGTATATGGTGGTAAATCGTATATCCTATGCCCTACACCGATGAATATTGTTTATGAAAAAGAATTGTTTTCCGCTAGCGGAAACAGTATTGGAACAGGATTTTATGCGTATTACAATAATAACGTATTACTTATGAAGTGCAAAACTTCAAGTACTGTTCTTGCTCAAGTCTATACAAAATAGTAAATGTAAAAATTGACAATATCAAATACATTGACTGCGGAGGATATGGCACTCTGGCTGCCTTTTCTATTGGCAAACTATTATACTGCAAATTCAACGGAAACAATAAAGTATCTGAAGTTACACAACAAGACATTGCTCAATTGCCCAGCGAGTACACATTGAATTCCTCTATTGGAGTATATAGGAGTGTTTTAGTTAACGCCCGTAACACAGGCAGTCTTCAAATCGATACGTATGGAAAAATTACTCTGTACTGTCCATATTCGTATTTATATGGGTACGTGATTATTCCAATAAAATAGTAATCAAGCAATAACAATAACAAACGTCAAGACAAGCATACTTAAAACAAAAATCACACTGCTCAAAGCAGGAAACATAGTTGTAATTTCCTACACTGGAGATACAATAGATAATGTAAAACGAGGTGATTTGCAAGTAATAGGAACAATCCCTCCTGATTATGTACCGCGGCAAAGAATTGTAATAGCTCCTATACAATCTACACCTCAACAAATACAGTTAATATTTGAAAATAACGGTAATATAACAGCTTATAATTACGGGAATGAAATAACCGCACAAACTACTTGCAGATACAACGGCTGTTATATCTGTTAAATAGTAACCGGTTAAAACCCTTTTATAAAGGTATGATCACCA